GCACTATCCGGGGATTAATTATTTCCCCTTATTACTAAGGCCGCTAAGCCCCACTTGTGCCACTCCATCACTGCCGCAACCCCGGCTAATCTAATAGCCCGGGGCGTTGGTCTTGGTTGTGGGTTGTGGTGGTGCCGTTAGTAGGGCCTTGGTTATCTTATCGGCAGATACTAACGGCGTTTTCCATTAAATGTTGTATTATTTTAGATTATTTTAAATTCTTAGTTTTGGGTTAGACGGAGAATACCATCTTGCCTAGTCGCTGCTGCACTTTGCGGCCTCCTTTGACCGAAAGCCATCCTATGGTCCCGGGTTGGTCTAAGAACCTAGCGTCGGTATCATCGTGACTAGCTAAATAAGTCCCGTACCGGTGGAACCCCAGCACCATAGCGGCTAAGTCGATTTTACTTTGTTCGCACTCCGGCGCCTTATCTACGATGGCCGCCACTGATAGGCCTTTGTCTAGAGCTAGTTTTGCTCCAGTGCGGCTATCGGCGGCCTCTGATGCACTGAATGTGTAATGCATGTTATCCCGGCCGTCATACTTGCGGATGCGTGATACGCTTTTTGTGTAGTCGTACCACTTAACGGCCGGAAATAGCTCCGGCATTTTCCAGAGCTCAGCTAGTCCTAAGTCGGACGTACCATCGAGACGTACGGCCGCAAGTTCGCCGGCCTTTGCTGCTCTAGTCTCTAGCAGTGCTACTTCACCGACTATCATACGACGCATTAAGTCCGGCGCCGCGTGATATAGGGCCGTCCGCCACAGTCGGGCATTCTTGGCCGGAGTGATACGCATTTTGCCGGAGTCTACTAGACAACCGGCCTTGCATCCCTTGGTAGCCCAAGGGCATACGTCTAGACGTTTACCATTTCGAGTGATGCCGGCAGCGTCTGAGGGTTCAAGGTATAGGATGGCCGTATGTATACCGGCAGTCCGGCCTTTGTCTACTTTGTAGCTAGTGCCTAGTAGTTTTATTTTACCTTTTGGGATTGTGAAAGGTGGTGACTGTATACCATTGACGGTATCGCCATTAGATAGGGCCGTAAGTATGGCCCGGGCTTCTTCTTGGTTGTGTTCCATTAATTTGATTGTGGTTGTGGGTTGTCTTCTACGGTCCGGTGCTCATTTAGTAGGCCATCGACGTATAAAGCCAAGTCTTCTAATTGCATCCAGTGGCCATCATGTAGGCCGGTACCGTATCTAAAGTTTTTAAGGGCATATTGCAGCGCCTCTAATTCTAATTCGCTTAATGTAGCTTGCATTGTATTATTATTGTGGGTTGTGTGGTGGCCTTTGGTAGGGCCTTGGTTATCTTATCGGTAGAGAATACCATCGCTTTCCATAAAATGTTGGATTATTTACGATTATTTCAAATTCTTAGTTTTGGCAATTTTCGACGGGGTTGTGTTTTGGTGCACTTACTACCATACGGCCGGACCGGTGCCCACCTTGGCCCACCTTTGGCCCACCTTTGGCCCGACTACCATCACCACCGGATTATTAATCTAGTGCGCCGGGCCGCATGCCTTTATTTTGTGGGGCTTTGCGCCGGCCTTGGTTATTTTGTGGCGCATGTTGTGGCGCATCACGTTTAATGGGAGTGCGCCGCGATGGGAAGGCATGGGGGGGAACTCGGCGCTCACCATCGTTACTTACCTACTTAAATTTTTGTAACGAAAACGTCTTATGGTCCATCAAAGAAAGGAGAGACCCCACAAAGAATCTCTCCAATCAATGAAAAACAAAACAGTAAGACGGATACAGGGAGGAGGATGTACCGAACTTACACCAGAACCAATATGGTCAGGGAGGAGGAATTAAATATGTACCTACTTATGTATACTTTAAGTCTACTTAAAGTCATCTATATGTATTACTATTGTGATTATCATCATCATATCATCCATAAATATTCAACTTATGTCTGACTTATAGTAAGACTTATAGTAGTAAATTACTTACTCTGTTCCTCTATATGTCTCCAAACTTTATATCCCGTCGTTATAAGACTTTATAGGAACACGCAAAGCCTCTATTTATAACCCCTGAGAGAGCCAATTAGACGAGTCTGTTTGTGTCGTTATGCCGAAGGCATTATCATGAAAAGCTTCTAATTCTTTAGCCATAGCTTCGTCTTTTCGTCGTTCCATTCCTTCGTCTACAGTCATTCCTGTCTGTTCAACCCAGTAACCTACAGCCATACTTAACGCATCCAAGCGGTCATCCTGACGTAACGCTCCTTTAACCCTTTGTATTCTCGTGGCTTGGTGCATCAGGCGGTACGCTTGTGCCTTCTCAGGTGGCATATGAGCTGTAGACTCATAATCACGTTTAATCATGGAGGCATCCACGACCAACTTATGGTTACTCCAGGCTGGCTCTAGTGTATCGAGGATTCTGACCTCTTTAGTCTTACTATGCCAGACCTCAGATATGGTCACTGGGTAGACTTCCCTGTAGTGTGGCTTCAGAAGCTCAGTAAAGGCCCCTCCGCCCATGTTTGATTCAACTATGACTTCATTCACCTTGTACTTCTTGCTCGTCTCTGCGAGCTTCCTAAGCACCTCTGCGTTAAAGCCTCCATCAAACCCACCACAGTCCAATACAAACAACGTACCAGACAGTATTCCTACCACGGCATAGGCTGTTTCATCTCGTCCTCTACCAGAGGGGTCAATGGACATCACAATGCCGTCATATTTCACCCATGAGCCTTCAGTAGCCATTGGTCTGTACATACGGTCCCCCGTCATTCCGACATTAGGGATATCCTTCAGTTCTTTATCGGGGTCATTACACCATATCACCTTCTCAGGTGCCTTCTCGATGTCTAAGTCCATGACAACCAGGTCAGACATCTTCAGAGGGTAACGGTTGACGTCACTGAGGGTGGTATCGAGTTGGAACTGCAGTGCAAACCCGGTGGCACCGTAAGATAACTCACGTTCCAATAGGTCCTCATTGCTGAAACGCTTGGGGTCTGTTGATGCACCCACGAGCTCAGCATCCTTATCCATCTTCTCAATGAAATATGGGGCTAATGCACCAGCATATTTCTCGACCTGCAGTGGGTCAGGGTAACGTGAAGGCCATATACGCTTCTCATAGCCACGGTCTGTTAACTCATTGTAGAGCGATGACTCAACTTGAGGTGTCCCTAGGTAGATAATCTCAGAACCAGGAACAGCAATAGAGTCAAACTCCTTCACCAGCTCCGACACCTTGTCCCTCTTCAGTTGAGTCTCTGAGTTAGATGGGGTCTCAATGTCATCTGCAATAATTACCGTACTACGGCTGCCGGTCATTTGCCCCTGCACACCAACCGACTTCACAGAGGGGCTATGAGCCGCCCTAGCTGGACCTACGTCGAAAGCCACGTTAGAGGACCTCTGGTCATCTTTAGGCTTCAGGTGTTGTAAGACCGGGAGTTCCCATATAAGACGCTTGGTGAACACCGAGAATGCGTCTGAGCGCTCTTTAGATGCAGAGACCACAAGTATCTTCTCATCCGGGTCTTTCAATAGGCGCCAACAAGCGTAGGCACTAGTAGCGTAACTCTTGCCCACACCTCGGAAAGCACAAATGATTCGCCGGCGAGGACCATGTTGTAGGTACTCAGCTATGTCGTATTGAACCGGGGTGGGATTTGGGAGACCGAGATGCTCCCACACTAGCCACAGGAAGTTTCTAAAGTCCTCTAGCTCTTTTGGTACTTTGTGTGCCACTTTTAGTTGGCCTCACGTAAGTCCTCAACGATATTAAATGGCACACTCTTCGATAAATCTCGAAGGGGCTCTGAGGCCTCTGGTGTGCTCGTGATGCCATTGTCCTTTAGGAGACGGATGGCTGCAACAATGTCAGCAGTGGAGGCTTCGTCAGTGGAAATCCTATTCATTAATTCTTCGGCCACCATGGTATGGAGGTGCGATAGGAGATTTTGTATTTTATCAGACATGGTAGATTCTTATTTGAAACAGTGTGAAAAAAGGCTTCGCTTTGGATGCCCGTTAAATTACCCAGCTCGTATTACTCGTCCGAAGACGGCGGAAGAACATGGGAGTTGTGAACTGAAGGGCTCCGAGGGGAAGGAGTATTTTTTAATTCGCATAAACGCCTGTCTTGATGAAGTAGGGGCGGTTGATACTTTGATACATGAATGGGCTCATGCGTTGTGTGAAGGCTTTGGATTCACAGTTGTTGACCATGGTCCAGAGTGGGGAGTATGTTTTGCTCGGTGCTATTGTGTAGTATATGATGAGAGGTAAGAGTTACTCTTTGTCCTTCTTGAACTTCTCATTGTAGAGCATAATAACGTGGTCAAGAGGTAACCTAAGAACACAGAATAGAGCAGACAAGAACCCAGTGATTGGAGCTCTCATACTTGGGAATACGAAGACCAATAGGACACTAAGCCAGGCCCATTGCCATACAGTATCCGTAGTCTCTTTCATTACAGCACCAACTGCAGTAGTCGGTTGAGCAGATGAGCCAACAGATGTAGACATGTTTGGCAGGTCTGGGACAAGTGAACTACATCCAATGAGCAGAAGCCCAGCTAGGATTAGAACTAGATACCTCATTTTGCTCCCATCGAGGATACAAACAATGAGATGACCGCAGCAGCAAACGAGCAGATACCTACCAGCATGGCCTTGCTTCCCTCTAACGCTCTAATACGTTGGTCGTGAAGGTTTAGACTTTCGTTTAAGACTTTCGAGGTAGCTATTAATGCGTCTACTTTCCCCTCAAGCCTTCCTAAAGCTATTAATATTTCGCGGTCTTCCACTGGGCTATATAAGTACAGGTTCACCGGGAATCTCAGGACACGAGTGTGATTCCACAACCGGCAACATTAGAGGAATAGGGACAGCGCATGACATACATAGAAGTACAAACACTACGAGGATGGCTACAAGAGCCGCTACCTTTTCTTTCTTTTTATTCATGTTAATACTTTTTCTTTTTAGTTGGTTTAGTTGGCGTCTTCTTAGGAGTCTTTTTCATGTTCATTCTCTAACTGTTGCTGCACAATGTCGTGCATGAGTTCGGTTGGGTCGCGCTTCTCAGCTACGTCCGTGATACCTTTCAAGATAGAAGATATCTGAGTGACCACTAGAGTAATCAAGGTGGCTACGATAGCTAGGTTTTCTCCGTTAGTGAACTGCACAGAAAAGAGGAAAGCCAAAACTAATAGGCATAAATAGAATGCGCCGAATTTTGCGAGGTGTTTGCCCCCCACTTCCTTAGCTGACTCGGTTGCTTTGATTTCTCGTATCCTGCCTTGCAACTCCGCCTTGCGCAGTAGTAACTCACCGCGAATCTCTGCCATGCGTAGTTGAATAGCTTCCTTGGTAGAACCAAGTAGCTGTGCTTCCTTAGCGTCCTTATCAACTGAGATTTCAGGCTTCACCTTGTGAGGTGTACCATTCTCTATGATTTCGATAGCTTCTTCTGGCTCGATGTAATCTTTCTTGGACTTAGCCATAGGTTAATTAAGGTTCAATTTCCTCGACTATCATTGTCCACCCAAGGCTACCACCATATAGGCGTGAGGCTGGACCATTAATACTACAA